CAACAATATTTTTATGATGGGCAGATTGAGCGATTCCTTGCCCAGTTCATCCGCATGGTATCTGGGTTCCAAGTTGAATTTGGCCAGGATCGTAGTGGCAACAAAACTCTACAACGTGTACCAGTATACTATGGCGACGGCAGCCGACAAGTAGCGTCTATTATAACTAATAATAGTACTAATGCAATGCCAGCTGTTCCTGCTATGACTGTTTTTATCAACGGTATTACCTACGATAGAGATCGTGTGCAAGACCCAACATTTGTTGGTAAGATGAACATACGACAAAAATATTATAATGAAGATACCTTAGAATATGAAAATCGTCAAGGTAATGCATTTACCATTGAACGCAGTATGCCTGTTCCTTATACCATTGATTTGAAATTAGATATCTGGACCAGTAATACTAAACAAAAATTACAGCTATTAGAGCAGTTAATAGTTTTGTTTAATCCTGCATTAGAAATACAATCAACTGACAATTATATTGACTGGACTAGTTTAAGTGTTGTTTATCTTGAAAGCCCGAGTTGGACTAGTCGTCAAGTTCCAATTGGTACCGACAATCCAATCGATGTTGCTACGCTTACCTTCAAATTGCCAATCTGGATCAGTCCGCCTGCAAAAGTTAAAAAACTTGGTGTTATACAAAAAATCGTTGCCAGTATCCATGACAGTCAAGGCGACCTTAACACAGATGTATACAGTGAAAATAACCTAATGGGTTATCGGCAATACTTTACTCCGATGAGTTATGGAGTATTACTGATTGGTAATCAATTGACTTTACTCAAAATGGAAGAAGTTGAGGATCCTAGAGAACCGACATTAGACACCCCCGTTAAAGTAGGCACACCCGATATTTGGCGCAGTCTAGTCAATGTCTATGGCGCTTTAGAAAATGGTATTAGTCAAATACGACTACTACAAGATGATGGACTTACTGAAGTGATTGGCACTGTTAGTCATCACCCAACCGACGAAACCTTGTTAATATTCAATCCAGATATAGATACATATCCTGGTAATACTCTGGGTCCAATTAATGCTATCGTTGATCCAATGAAAAATTCAGCGGTAACATTGGCTAGTTCAGCTACCTCAGGTACTAGATTTTTGATACTAAATGATATTGGTAGTTTTGATACTCTGAGTGGCCAAGGTCCTAGTGCTTGGAGAGGATCCAATGGTCAAGATTTAGTAGCCCATGCTAACGATATTATTGAATACAACGGCACTAATTGGATTGTTTCGTTTGACAGCCAGACTGATCAGACTATACAATATGTAAGTAATCTAACAAGTGGAACTCAATATAAATGGTATCTCAATCAATGGGTGAAAAGCTGGGAAGGCGAGTACAAAGAAGGACTATGGACACTAGTGTTGTAGAAAGTGTTGGTACATTTATCTATTGTACTACAACTAAACGCTATCTATTCCTGTTGCGTAATTCAAGCAAATATTCAGGTACCTGGGGATTAGTTGGCGGTAAAGTTGAAGCCAATGAATTAACAATACAAAGCCTTATGCGTGAAATCCAAGAAGAGCTTGGTGGTTCTATCCGTGATCCAAAGATTATCCCTATAGAAAAATTTACCAGCGACAACGGTAATTTTACCTATCATACTTATATCACCCCAGTAGACGAAGAATTTGTGCCTGTATTAAACGATGAACATCGTGGATATTGCTGGGTACATTTAGAAGATCATCCTAAACCCCTGCACCCAGGTGTGTGGCGTACTATTAATTTTTCTGCGGTAATTTCTAAGATTCGTACACTAGAACTAGTGTTATAGATCTGCTTCTAAAACAAAATCTCTGTGACTAATTTGTCTTAGGTTAGGACAGTATTTCCAATCTTCTGGAATATTAGCTGTACCTTGGTCTGACACGTGTATAAAATCTACATCATTGTATACTTTGAATATCGTGGCTTGATTTGCAAACCATTTGTCATCATTGATTTGAGAGTATAAGTCCGTGTATCCAGGTGTATTTGCATAAACATTGTTATTCATGCCTGGAGTGTCTTGTCCATCAAATCCTAGTAGATAAACTTTTTTATGCCCATCAAATGCAGCAATGTATATAGCAGTTGATCCAGAATCTGCATAGGGATCATGCGGGATTAAATAGAATTTTCTAGGGAACTCTAAGCTAATATCTACTCTAGAATAAACAATATTATTGTCAGTGTATCCGCTGTCAACAACTTCTTTAGCCATGATACGATCTGTCACTACTAGAAAGTCTGGAGTATAATCTCTATAGAATGCATTACAGCCATAGCTTTGCAATGTATCAGCACCGAGTAACCCGCTTTTCTTGGCCATTAGATGTTTAACATCAAAGTCTAAGCGGCTAACGCCATTACCAAATACCACTGCACGATTTGAAATTTGATTATTGATAACGTTGTTAGGCACATGTTCGGTTGTTGATGTCCATGCGCCTTCTTCGTATTTTCTCTCCGATATAATATCTTCACCGGAGTAATTTTTTCGATACTTTTTAAGTAAATTTAACATCTACGTTTCAGCCTTATGATGCAATATAATTTGGTTGTACTTTAACGTTGGCCCAAGCTGTACCGGCATTTGGAATCAACCATAGTGAACATTGCCATGGGCTCGATGTTTGGTCTACGTTAGCAGCCAATGTACCCATGGTGTTACCATTATTAACAATACCATAAGTTGTTACCCATGCACTTGTAGTATTTTGTACTAGTAGAGCTTCCATGGCCTGTACGTTTGCTGTACCACCTTGTTTCATTGAAACAATATATTTTGCTGTGTTATATGTATTCGCTGAGAATCTATCTAACAATGTTAAGTCAGCGGCAACAGTTACGTTTGCTGGAGCAGGATTATCGTAGATAAGTTTTACACCGTTAAATATAACATCATTGGTACTGTTAATAGAAATTCTGTCAACAGATCCAGCACTTACATTACCAGTTTGTATGTTAGCCCAATTGGTATTTGTGTTAAATATCGTGTAGCCTGATGATAGTGATGAAACTGTAGCAGTTGTTGTTAATCTACGTACATCAAGCACGTCACCTGTTGCTGGTGCTTCTGTAAATGTTAGTACATTACCAGTAATACTGTATGCAGTAGTTGGGATCTGTACGATACCGTTGATTGATACGATAGTTCCTGCTGATGTTGCTGCTGCTCCAAGTATAAAGTCTAATTGTACACCGTTACCTGAGAATGCATCTGTAGAGATAATTGTAAATGAGCTACCAGCTACAGCCCAGGTTGCACCTGAATAGTATTCTAGGTTGTTAGTTGAACTGTTCAAACGTAACATACCGTCCACGTCAATATTACCAGCTGTACCAGGTCGTTGTATTGTAGTACCTACTGGAAGAATAATAGCGCCAGTACCGTTGAATTGTGCAGTAATACCGCTGGCTGGTGTTACATTACTACCACCAATACTTACTACGTCAATACCTGGAACTGTGTAAATTAACGTCGATGCGCCTGCGCCTTTAACTTGGAATCTAGCATCAGCTCCGCTGTTGTTACCATAGTTGATAACAGCACCTTTGGCCACATTTAAGTTAGCATTAAAGCCAACACCACCGTTGACTTGGAATGCACCAGTTGTTGGACTTGTTGTGTTTGTTGTTGGAATAACTTGAACGTTGGCAGCCACATGGTTAACTAACATGTATACGTTAGCATCAGTTGGGCTGTTAATGATAAATTTCAAATCACCGCTGGAGAATACATTAGTGTTAGCTTGTAAACTACCGCCAGCACGTGTACCAAGACCTGTAAAGAATGAATCACCTGGATAGAACACTGGTGCAGCTGGATCAGCATGATTTTCACCAGTGATACCAACTCGTAATAGACCAGCAGCGTTTGACCCATTGCTCTGCATCATAACCATTTCTGATTTAGATAATGAACCAGTGCTGATATTTTGTATGCTGAGTCTTGAGAAACCGTTAGCATTAGCTACGATCGCTACTCTGTCTTCTGGGTAAATGACGTTACCGTTTAGGTTTGCACCTAAAGTAAGGCGCATACCATCTAATAGATTTAGATAGCCTCCGCTTGGAATATATCCAGCACTCATTGTAATGTTAGATAGTGTTACAATGTTACCTGTTTTAATAGTACCATAGGTACCTGAGATATTACCTGTAGATTCTGTTACGTTACCAAATACTTCAAAGAAGCCTTCTGTACGGACACGACCAAAGTACATGGCTTTGTCAATACCGTCAGTAAAGTAGTGAGCGCGAACACCTTGGTCATTCAGCGAATCGCTTAGTAATGGTGCGCCATTGGCACCTGTATTTAATTCAATGATATTATCTTGAGTTCTTAATGTAACGCTGTCTACTGTTGTTGTAGAACCTCTAACAAACAAGTTGCCGTCAATGATTACATTAGCACCAACATTTAAGTTCTTGTTAATGCCAACACCACCCTTGAATACAACTGCGCCATTGTCTTCAAATGTTGAATCTGTGGTTGAATTAAATGTTGTTGTACCTGTAGCTGCACCAAGACTAATTGTTGTTGCTGCACCTGCAAAGTTTAATGTAGTTGCTGTAGAGTTATATAAGTTTTGCGTTGTTTGTGTACCAACTACTGTTGGATTGCCAATTGTTAATGTACCGCTGTTAGCACCTACGTTTAGTGTTGTAGCTGCTTGGAATGCATTAACTGTTGTAGCATTTGCGTTGAATACGTTTTGTGTTGATTGGCTACCAACTACCGTTGGATTATTTAATACTAATGTTCCTGATGTAGCACCAATTGTGTTTAGTGTACCGGCACCAAATGCATTAACAGTAGTCGCTGTGTCGTTTAAGACATTAAACGATGTAGCATCTGTTCTAACGCTACCAACTGGTCCACCGCTGATGAATGCGTTGCCACGTACTGTCAAGCCAGATTGTACATCAACATTTGTACCAACTTGTACGCTGTATGTGGTAATTAAGTTACCAATACGAATATTTGAGAATGTACTTGCCGCTACGTTACCGTAGGTTGTGCCTGCTTCAGTTGTACCTACTAGACGAAATTCTTTGTTGAACTCAGACCAAAATAGTGCTTGGTTAGTTAAACTACCGCGATTAAATAATAGACCTAGGTCATAAGTGTTAACACCTGAGAACGCATTGTTTACAACGATCAACGGATCGTTAACGTAGGTGTTAGTACTTGCGATGGTTGCGTACTGGCTAGTACCTAAAACTGTTAAGTTACCGCCAATCGTAACGTCTGATGTTGTAGTTAGGTTACTGTTAAATAAACTACCTACGATAGACCCTGGAACAATCTTAGCATTAGCATAGATGGTTGCATCAAGGATCTGATTATTCTTAATTCTGGTTAAAACTGACATGGGCATAGCTCCGCAAAAAGTATTATTACACTATTTTTACAGCCTGCGGTTCCATATCCCCTGGGGCTTACTGTGTGTTTAGTATTATTTATGCGAGATTGGTAAAACTATGCTGATAGAGCTAGAATATTTTGTGTTGCTATATTAATATTGCCAACAGTTGCGGCTGTGGTAGCTAGTTTGCCACCTAGGGTGTTTTGATCTGTTTGTAGTGCTGATGCTGTGTTCCAAACTTGTGTAGCAACTTCTGCCGCACTTGGAACTATCGCTCCTGTGGTGTTATAGGCATAGGCTAAACTGCTTACTGTGGCTTGAACTCCGCCACCTGACTGAACTGTGTATGTAGAAACACTAACGTTGTCGTTGTATAATACACCTGTTACTACTACTTGGTGTTTGACTAGGATCGACCAGGTGTTTGTTAAGAAATACAAATCACCGGCATACACACCGCCACCCACACTGTCACCACCGATACCTCTTAGAGGAGGTAGATAACTAGAATTTTGACGACGTTGTAACCAACGTTTGCTTGCTGAGTAGATGTCTTGTTTGACACGGACTACAGGATATTGTGGATTAAGGATGATCTGTTTGTTGTCACCATCGAAGGTAACCGCCATTGGATCTAGCAGGTCATCCCAAAACTGTATGTAGTTTGTCGACACAATTAACGGATTTCCTTGTAGAACTTAGTATACATCAGTGTAGGGTATGCACCCGCATACACGTTACCAAGAGCCTTAGCACCAAATATAAACACACCTTTGGCATTTTCAGGAACTGTTAAATTAGGACCTAGACCAAACGATTTATCAATACGATCGCCTAGACTTGCACGCCCCGAACTATTGGCTGGAGCAATAAATGATTCAATTGATTGGAATCTGTAGTAAGCATACATGTTCATTGTACCTAATGTCTGCGACTTGGTCACTTGATAGTTGCCTCTATACCCTACATTAGAGAAGTTATAGTTCACAGGACCACTTGGTATTGAAGTAAAATAACCGTTCATTAAAACAACATTACCGGTAATACTGTCAACTATTGTGCCCAATGGTACTCCTGTACCAGAAACCAATTGACCAGGTGTTAACCCTGTTGTACTTGTTACAGAGAAGCTACGACCACCTAAACTCACAGGAACATAAGTTGAATTTCCTGTGGTTAAGTTAGGAGTTTCTGTACTGGTTAACTGTTTAATAATTTTAGATTTGTTTGTTACACTACCTGTTGTCCAAGCCGTGTTGGCGAAGAATTGATTTTGGCTTAGGTACATTTCTTTTAATAGTGGTCCGCTGGTAATACCTGACACCCATAGATTGCCTGTGGCATAGCTTGGTATGCCATCATATTGGATTGTTAATCCTGGACTAATGTTAGCAGTAATCTGTGCCGATGTTCCCCAGAATTGATAGTTAGGCATAGCATAAGCTGTTTGGTCTACAAATAACATAGTATCAGGAGCAATAGTACTTGACCAAATACGACCTTGTAGGTAGTCCTCACCTGGTGCTACAAAAATACCTATGTCTAAGTTCACGTTACCAGTAGTTGCCCAGTCAAAGGTTTCATGGATTCCAATGATCGAGTTTTGTATATTTTGATACACTGTGCCTGTGCCTGATGCTGTACCTGTGGCTGTAAATACTACACCAGGATTATTTGATCCTGCACCAATCAGAGTAAAGTCTGTCGTGCCTACTGTTAAAATAGTATAACTTGCACCGGCTACTAGCCCGGGGCTACCACCGATACCAGCTGTTGCTGACATATTTGGTCCAGGAAGTGTACTTTTGGCTTTGAAGCTTAAGAACGGTTGATAATCATCACTGCTGGTTATTGTAATAGGATTTGGTGGTGTGATATGTATGTACTTTCCCGTGTATTTAATATCAGCTGTTTCTGAGAACACAACACCTACACCAATTTGCATATTAGTAGTGCCACTTGCTGTGCTAGTATTTCGTTGTTGCCATGTCATTGGCAGGCTTAGTTGTCTACAAACACTTGACCATGCAACACTACCACCGTAGACAACACCATTGCCTGCAAATTTAGCACCCACGTTTGTTCTTGTTAGATCTGGATAGGAATTGGACCATTCAAATTGATGAACTGTGATACGTCGTCCGTCTGGTGTTGTAACCCCTAGTCGAACACGACCTGCTGTACCTTGTATGTCCATCCAGTAGGTATTATTTTTAGCAGCATCTAAGGCTTTTGCGCCGTATGCACCAACCATATCTGATGTGGCGTCTGTTAATAATGTATTAACGTTCCAATTGGCCTGACTTACTTCAAGATCGATTGGCACACCGCTAGCATCACTTCTTAAGAATACTTTCCATGTAGTTCCATCTAAACGGAACCCAAATCCATTATTATCATCAAAATATCCCCATTCGCGAACTACATTTGCTGCTCCAGAATCGCTACAATTTACAGTAGTCACGATTAACTGTGAAACACCTGGTTTATATGGATGATATTGCCCTGTGGTTCTACGAGCAACGTCAGCAGCTGATGTACCGGTAGAATACACCATTGCACTAATTTGTGGATTGTGGACTACTGTACCAGACCCTACTGTTTTAGTGTAATAAGCGCCGGATAGGTCATTGACAAAGTGATAGTACTCGCCCACAGGCTGCATCTGTGATACTTGCATGTGACCAAATGCGTCAAACTGTGGAGCAAATTCTGGAAACTGAACTAGAGCAGCACCGCGGCCGCCTGAAGCTTTTTCAACTGTTACTGCGTATTCTGGAATTTTTGGGTCAGTAATAACTGTTCCCGAGGTAAAAACATTGGCTACTATTCCGGTAACAGCGCCATAATATGTTGCTCCTGTTCTTACATAATCTGCTGTAGTGAATGTACCAACAACATCTGTTAAGTAGTAATTAATCGTAGTTGAGTTAAAAACTCCTGCTAGATTACCATACGCACCTGTAACAGAGCCTGTGATAGTACTACCAACTACAGGTACATTACCTGTATATCCAGCAGTATTAATTACGAGATCTGTAAGTTTGCGATGGCGGACTAATTTTCCGACACCGTCTGGTGGTAGTTGTACGTAATTTGTTGTCATTTACTTTTATCCTTAGGTATTTCGCTTAATATAGCTTTATTTATCATAGTACAGTCTAGGTCGCATAGTTCTTTTCTGGCAGCGATATAATTTCTATCACGTTAGTATTGGATTTAGCCAATGTCAGCGGTGTTTCATAATTTGAGTAATATTGTCCATTGGTACGCCCTACAGCCACACAAATTATCGTTGGGCCTAGTATTTCTGTAGATTTTGCTCCGTCTGTAATACTTGACCAGGTACCATTTGAAATATACTCAACCGTAACTCTATACCATCTGGTGATCCCACTAGCTCTAAAACGATATTCGTCTCCCACATAATAATGAGTATTTGGTATCCATTGACACTGTGTGTTTAAGTCCCAATCATAGTCAAAGGATACGCTGGTTAATCCGCCTTGTAAATTACCTCTAATTTCGTTAGTTCCATCCCCACTTGGATCACTAGTATACGCTCGAACCAATACAGCGTCGTTAACCCCAAATGTTAAACTACCGCTAGTTGTTTCGCCGGTGGTAATTATATTGCCTTGATTAATTTGTTTATAATACAAATAATACCTGGCGTTCGCACCGTCCTGTGCTATAGTAGTATTAAATACCAATGCTCCAAATGACACATACGGAAACTGACGATTGGTATTATCACTGAACACTATACGGTTGATGTCTTCTGATTTGAAGTGGTCAATATAAACGCCACCATCACTGTTATCATAAATTGTGTATAATGTTGTTCCAATGAATTCTAATAAAGCGCGAGTAATAAGACCAGTTCTTACTGAGGCTCCGCTTGAATCAATATCGATGCCAGCCGGACGACGCAAGGTCCACTGTACAAATTCGTAGATCTGTTCAGCTGATGCCGCACCATACTCATATGGATCTGATGGCGATTTTGTAGTGTCAGCATCGATGATTACATTAAAATAATAAGTACTACCACCAATAACTCTAGGCTGCGCTGTTGCATACCAGGTAATGTTCATATTACTATACGGTGTCTGTGTAGCAGTTAATCCTGTAGTAGAAATTTCTGTATCTGTATGTGTGACATATAAACTGTCAGATGTATTTGTTAATGAGAATCTATAGGCCTGATATGTTAATGTTGAGATACCAATATCTTGTATTGTAACTTCACCGTAGCTGTAACCTTGTGAACGAACATAAAATTTAGCTATTGCTGGAGTTCTATAATCAAAATTACCGTGTGATGCATCACCGTAGATCTTAATTGGTTGATTGATGGCACCATGTAAGATTCCATTTATTGGTGCCACATTAGCAACATTGCCCAATGAATAGTAGACCTGGTCTGCTGGTCGAACTGTTAATCTAGTACCTATATTAGCTGTGATGGGTCTGGTAATAGAGAACATGTTTTGGGTATAAACTGTGAGTACTCTTGTTCCTGTTAGTGCTCCGGGGATAGCAACGAACGACCCTGATACTACACCATTAGACGTATTAACTATAAGATTTGAGCTGTTACTTACATTAGCAGTTAATGTTAGGGTTTTGAGTAACCCTTCTGCACCCATGCCACCCAGGGTGATAGCACCCATGTATTCTTCTTGGCTGACTCCGCTGGCATCCTTAAGAGCCCAGCCGCCTGTGCGAATTAAATTATAAGTATAATCAGATCCGCTGTTAAATGTTAGTGTGCCAGCTATATTGCCTGTAGTGGCAGTAGTCATCGTGATACTGGTATTAGAATTAACTGTGGCTACTCTGGCATTACCTGCAATGTTTGCCCCTGATATATAATATCCTGCGGCAATATAGTTGGCGTTGAAATTACCTGTACCTGTTATAATTGTCAATGCATTGTTACTAGCACTACAATCAACGATGGTAATTTTTGTTGTTGGATTAACTGCTTGGTCAAAATTCCAACCATTGATCAATTCAAATTTTTCATCTGTAACCGGATTGATTGGGAATGGATACATGACCACATTGTTATCATTGTTCCAGATGTCTTTTAGTCTAGAATATAAACATTGTAGTGTCGTACCATCTCTGGTTAGATTACCTACCTGTGTGAGTTTAAGTATTGAGTTGTTAACATCGATCACTAATTCTTTAGTCGTGGTGGCTGTATAAGTTGCTAGTTCGTAACCTATGCTATCTGGATCTTCTATTAAACCACCAATGTATGTTGTCATATGTTTCTATTCCGTTATGCTGGATTCAAATACTGTCTATCAATCGCCTGCGATACTTGGACTGTTGCTCCGTTGTTGGTTAACACCGATGCTAGGCGTAATGCTACATACCCAAGACTAAACACCACAATATAGATATCGACATCTTCTGTATAAGCATAATTGTAGGTAATTAAAAATTTTCCTGCATTAGCTGGATCGGCTGTGACTGATATATTGTTTAGTCCACTTGGACTTGCTCCCACTACATCTGCACTGGCTAATAGTGTGTATGCACTTTGGGTATAGATACGGACCTTGGTACCTTCAATTAAGTTATTAATTGTCAATACACGAATATTTTGTATGATCACTGTATTTGAGTTTGTGGCTATGCTTGTTGCCGCATTGGCTGTGCTAGTTTGATTATAAACTAGAACTGTAAATGCAGGGGCATCCAAATAAATATCTCTATTATTATTAGCAAAAGAAATACTTTCTTCAGTTAATGTTATTGTACCTGAACTTCCTGTGTATTTTAATCTAAGAGCACCGCTGGTTGTTGAATTGTTATAAAATAATGTTTCTGTGACTGCATCTAAATTTGCCTGCAAGGCAACCTGTGTTGCTCCAGATATTGTCA